CACCAAAAATCTGTTGTTTTATACTCTGTCTATTCTTTCTTCTCCTAGTATTTCTTCTTCTTAATGGTTTAGTTCTTAAAACTTTCTTATTCATTCGACGACTGTTCATTTTACGACCTGTTTTTTTAGTATATCTTCTTGATGATTTCCTTCTTAAAGATTTCTTCTTCTGATAATTCTTTGATAATTTTTTACTTATAACCCTTATAGATCTTCTCATCTATAATATAATATAGATTTTATTCTGTATTCTCAATTATTCTCTGAATGAGTTTGGTTTTATTTCCTGATGTGGGTAAGTTCTTTTCTGTTAAGATATCTTTTAATTCTTTAACTGTACAATTATCATATTTTTCATTCTTAATCACCTTTGTTTCAGAATCTTCCATTAATGAATTATCATCAGTTATAACTGCTTCTTCATTATTTTCCTCTTCTGTAATGTCTTCTATTTTATTTCCATCTGTAGGCATTTCTACCTGATTCATTGTACTTAAAAAACTAAATGACATTACTGTCGGTTGCTGATGAAATACTTCTTGAGATTTCGTATAGTCATTTTTTATTACTTCCCCCTGTTTTTCATCTTCTTTCACTGAAACTGAATCCATTATTATACTTTCATCTTCTTTATTACCTTCATCATCGTATTCATCATATTCATCATATTCATCATCTTCATCATATTCATCATCTTCATTATTTTCATTATTTTTATTATTTTCATTATTTTCATTATCATCATCATCATTCTTTTTATTTTCATTATTTACTGATTCAGAGCTTTTCATTATAGTTGATCTAAAATTATCTTTCTGTAGACTATCTTTTAATTCTAAGAACATTTGTTCAGTTCTAGATTCTTTACTTTCTAAAACATCTATTCTAGCATTTAGTTTCCTAAATTCTAAATATGCATATGATATAGCACATATTATTACTAAAATTATCAATAAACTTTGTAAACTTGAACTATTCATTTGTATTTCAGACGTCATAATAATAAAGATTAGTTAATATTCATATGAATTAAACACGTTAATTTTATCTATTATAGTATATATCTTTATGAAATCCACATTTACATATTTCATAGATGCTGATAATTATACTATTGTTGCCATTAATGATCTTTTTCGTATGTTTATTATGCAAATAACCGCTCAATTTTTGTTCTCTATTAATAATGATGTTGACTATTTTAGCGAAATCTTTATTGAAAATCTTTTATGCATTATGATTGGTTTATTCACATATTGGTTTATATTTAATCGATTCTTCTCTGTCTCAAATGATAAAATTGAACAATATGATTATAATGATAAATATTTTCCTTAATCTATTTAAGAACAATTCTTAATTCTTTAAATTAAGTAAGAATAAATGACAGATAAACCAAAGAAAAAGAGAGGTAGAAAATCTAATAAAGAGATTGATAAAGTTGAAAATTATGATCCTGAAAAAACTTCTAATATTAATAATCTAATTCTGAATCTTAAAGGTAATACTAAAGAATCTAAAAATATTTTACCCGGTTATGAAAATAATAATAATGAATGCATTAGTTATTTGAATCAGTCTGATAATATTATTAAAAATAATACTGATAATTTATGTTGTTGGAATTGTTGTCATAATATTGAGAATTTAACCGTTACAATTCCCCATAAATATATCAAAAAAATATTTTATATTAATGGATCTTTCTGTTCTTATGAATGTGCCTGTAGATACATCTATGATAATTATAATGGTGCCGAAATGTGGGATAAAATTTCTCTTTTAAATTTCTATTATAATATATCTTCAAATAATATTGGTAAGCGTATTATACCTGCTCCCGATAAATTAATGTTAAAAAAATTTGGCGGAAAGTTAGATATAGATGATTATAGAAATACGTCAGTTTTGAATCAAAAACTTATCGATATCTATTTACCCCCAATTATTCCTATAAGTCACGATGAATTTTGTTATGAAGGAAAATTAAGAAATAATGAAATGAATGGTGAATTAAGATTATACAGGAAAAAACCATTGAATAATAAAAATAACATTTATGATACTATGAATCTTAAAATTAATAATGATAATTAATCTTTATCCTAATAATTGTTTCTGTATTATATTTATTATCACTATTCCATATATTTTATCCTTTTGTATGAATTCTTTTAATATTGTATTTAAATCATTTAAATTCACTTCTGATATTGTTTTTATTCTTTTTTTATTTTCAAGATCTATTTTTAAATAATTATTCCAATAAATATATAAATTTAAATAAAATGTTCTTAATTGATTCTTATCAAATGAATTTAATAAATCATAATAAATCTTTTCATTAAAAGAGTCATATTCAGGGAGAAAATCATAATATGTATCTGTTATCGGATTGATTGATCCTTCCAATAATTCTATTGGATGTTTTATCCAATCACTGATATTTATCTCTACATCATTCATTATTTAAATTATAAGAAATTTTATTTATTTAATAAACTTTAATATAATTCCCAGGATTTCTTTGATAAATCATTATCTACCACGTGGCTCGCATTAAATCTTACCTCATCTTTATATATATTAGGATTTTTCCAACTTGTCTCATTTAATTTTATTCCTACATTCCACAAAATATAATAACATTCTTCGTATAATTCTTTACATATCTTTCCCAATTTATATGATTTAGTTTCTTTACTAAAATCATTATATTTTATAGCTGAATTCATATTTGATTCAGGGACCGCCGTAGTTATCATCTGAAAATTATTAATTGCTTCATCTAAATAATATTTAGCATTTTCTAATGAATGTTTTGGATGTTTTATATCATTTCTTTCTAATGATTTTAAATTCCTAAAATATTTTCTCATATAAACTATTCCTTGTTCATATGATTTTTTATTAAATCTCTTATATTTATGTATTATTTTTAAATAATCGTGTATTTTTTCATTATAATACATATCATCGCCTAATTTTCTCTGTTTTATTGATTCTTTTATTTCTTTTTCTTTATTCCCCATCATTTTAATTTTATCATATTGTATAAAGAAAAATAATAACATAAATGCTGATAAGATATATTTTATATCTAAATTATATATCATTAATGAAAAAATTACAAATACTAATATATTTACACCAATATCTCTATTATTAATTATCTGTTCTAACTTCTCTACTATTAGTTCCATAATTACTAGTTATATTAAAAAAATATATAAAAAATGATAATATTATTAAAAGAATTCCTATATAAATAACATTATCACCATCTCTAATAAATAATGATAGCGCTGTTAAATGTTTCATTATTTTAGCTAATATACCATTATTATTATATGCATTAAGATATGTTTCTGCTTGTAAATATTTACCCGAATAATCTTCTATGAAATTACCTATAAAATTAAATGTCTTATCTATTATATCACCTAACTTTTCATCTAAGATTGTTTTCCCTTTCTGGTTATAATGTTTTTCTATTAATCTATTCGCTGATTCTATCTCGTGTGCTGTTAGTGAATTCTTATGTCTATTTAAAGAACCTGTTAATTGAGGTCTAACTTCTTCCGGAATCGCCCGTCTAGCATCTTCTGTTAACATCGAATCAAAATTAGGATCCCCATAATCATCTGATAAATCCATTATTAATATTATATATTACTTAGATATATTAACTTCAAATCTTTAACTAGTATATGATATAAGATGTACATTCGTTAGCATCATTCGTCTACAACAATATTTATGTAGATTTAATTCATCTAATACTTCCCCCTCTATTGATTTTTCTGTGTTCTTCTGTGTCACATCTATATATTTTAGATCCAATGTATCATCTATTGATTCTGATGAAGAATTCTTTCTTTTTTGTACTTCAGTTATATATGGTATCCATTTATCGCCCAATACTTCATTACAAGTGAAACATCTTACGGGTATTAACATCTTTATATTTATATTATATCACCTATATTTTAAATCAAATTTACCTCAAAGTAACGCTAATAATAATATAATTATCAACATCACACTCATTGTTAATATTTCATTTTTTAATATCTTTATCCCATTTATATACAATGTTATATATATCGGTATTAATAATATTATTAATATCCATTTAGGTGAATATGTTTTTCTATAATATTTCAATAATTCCTTATCTTTCTCTTTATTTTCTCCATCTCTCTCTAATGTATCTTTTATCATACTATTTCCAAATATTCCACCAGTTCCCGTATACATAAATATCCCTAAATGTATTATATACAAAATTATCATCGTAAAATAACTCAATAAATATATCGGAAATAGCTTATTACTCTCTCTTAAATTGAATATTATCATTAAAACTATACTACATACATAAAAATATAACATAAATGGTGTTATTAATGCTGTTTTTATTAATGATTCTATATCTCTAAAACCGTAGGGTTTAAAGAATACATCTCTTACTTTTATTTTATCACCACTAATATATTCGGAACCATATATATATCTTTCGAGGATTTTTATCGGTAAAAAGATATGTAATACTAACAATATTATTGAATAAATTGTGACACTAATTGTATTTATTGAAACCATTATAAAAAGGTTTAGATAAAAAGAATTCTTTTAGCCTCAAGTGAGATTCGAACTCACGACCTTCACATTACAAGTGTGACGCTCTAACCAACTGAGCTATTGAGGCACTATATTAATCATCATTATATTAATTATTATATTAAATTTTATATCTTTTTACGAAAAATTATTATGTTTATATTTCATTAATTGTTTTATATATGATTCTCTATTTGATATTACTCTTAATTTTCTCTTCCGATATGTAACTTTCTTCCAAGATCTATCTAAATTCTTACGATGAATCATATGTATCTTATTTGATATATGAAATCTTAATAACGCATAATAATACATATTAATACATCTTAATTTTTTTCTAAATATTTATCTAAGAATTCTTTATCAAATCTTCTAATTTAGTATTTTTTATCTTTTCTTTTTTGAGATATTCTTCATATTTTTTCATATATTCTTCATAACCGTCTACTTCTTTATAATCTTCAATTGGAGATCTATATTTATATTTAATCACTTTAGAAAATGATGATTCAGGAATACAATATGAGCATAAACCACATTCCCCTGAAAAACAAGACATCTTAATTCCTACTTTAAAAACATAAAAAAACTTTAAATGATTAGATTATTTATCTTTTTTTTTCATTTTATTTCATTTATTTCTATTTCATTTATTTCTATTTTCTGAATCATCCATTCGATCACATCTTCTACAACATATCCTGTATTTTCTTCAAAAGCATCGTAGATATCATCATCTAATGGGTCTGGATCATTTTCATTCATAAATAGTCTAATACGATATTCCATAAGCTTCATATATTCATCAGCTGTGAGATCTGGATGCCAATAGGAATCACTCAATGGATCTGTCATATTCCAGTACAACATTGGGCTATAATCTAAAGGAGTCCCCCACTTACATTCTATATCGATGGGTATTTCACTTAAATCTGGTTTAGGATACATATCACCTATATCTCTATGATATTGATAATCTCTTTCGTGATATAATGATTGACCCCAATCTCCCCTAGCCAACATATTCATTCTGAATTTCTCTTGTCTTTCTTTAGATTCTCGACATAAAGAACATACGGGTACTCTCTTTATCGAATTCTTTAATGGACTACCATAATCTTCCTCATAGTTACAATCGTACTGATTTATTTTATCACATATAACCTCTATATCTTTTTTTTGTTTTCTTAAATTTTCGGATTGAAATCTCATAAAATTCCCACAGAATACACACGAACACATCCAAGAAATATCCACAGTTCTACATTTGGGTAACCAATTTAGTCGGTAACCACTATACGTTTGTTTTATCATATTCATATTTCTCAAGACTACAAATTTATCTTCTAATGTTTTCATATAAAGAATCAGATTCATCTTAACTAATGGTTTATCATATGATTTATTAATCCATATTGTTTGTGATTTTCTTACAGGCTTACAAAACCGGTCTTCATATGGATGTTTGTATAGAAGCTCTTTAAAATCTCTACGACACATCTCTTTATTAAATAATCTACAAACATCATATGTCTGATATAGATGATGTGGTATATCGGTCAACAATATCTGATGAGGAGTCTGATGACCGATTTCTTTAATTCTTTCTACTAGTTTTTCTCTGTCTTTCCTCTTCCCCTGTAAAAGAGGAAACAGGACATCAAATGCTTCTTCAGGGAGATTGTTCCCCGTGATAGCAATGAACAGTTGAGTGATAAGCTTGTACATCTTTTCTGTTATAATTTTGTTAAGATATAAGATCTAAAATAGAAAAAATATCAAATTTAACATAGTTAATGAATTTTATTAAAGAAAATAATCATCTATATGTTCTATTTTTCCCCCCGATTTACCTAATCCTGGACCATCTATAACTAAAAGATCTTCTGCCATCTGTTGATATGGTCCTATATTATAAATTGATACGAATCTTCTAACTTTTTCGAATAATTTTATATTTTTTGATTTTCTTTTTCCATATCCAGTTAGATTATTTTCGCGAAAGAATAAGAAATATCTTCCTTCGTGAATATTTCTGTACCAATCTGCTACAAATCTTCTTCTATCTACTTTTAATATTCCATTTCCGCCCGCACATACACTATCAACGTGTTCTTTTAGAAGCTCAATATTGTGATAATTCCCCCAAGCACTCCAAATATCCCATAATCCTTCTGATGAATGATATCTTCCTGGTAGAGGAAGTTCACCTTCTGAATCTATCCTGTAACGACCATTGTATGGATCAAATTCGTGTTTTAATCGCTGTATTTCTATTCCACAATTCATTCGTGAAATTAGATCTCTACGAATTTCAGGACATCTCCATTTCCACGCTAGTCTAAATTCATCTATATATTTTCGGTTAGTTTTGGCTAATGTCGTAAAGCACCACCCGTTTGGCAAAGATGTTTTATACAGTAGACTTGGTGAAATTTCACAATACCAATCTCTCGTTTTATCTTCAACGAACTTTTCGTGAACTTTTTTTATTTTCTTAGTCATATCTTTAGCCAGGTCCAAAGGGAGACCTAATGTAATTAGACAAAAGAATACATTTATATCCCAACTAGTGAAATAAGGCATTTGTGTTAATAATAAAAATTATTATAGAATTAATACAATCAAATTTATTGTAAAGAATCAAATTTATTGTAAAGAACTTAAGAACAAAAAAAAATCTAACTAAAAGATAATATATATACATATTTTTTTTTTCATTTTAGACTATCGCGGAAGTCCCCACTTCGCATTTGTTTCTGGATCATATTTTCGTGTTTCCCGTG